GTCCCGTCCTTTCTGACCGCCGTTTAGAGGTCTGTTCTCGGGGTTCTCTTTCATCGGTAGTTGCTTGAAGTCCGAGACGTTGTTGCCATCCACGACACCGTTTTCTACCACGCCATAGCCAACCGAGCTTCTTAGGTTTCCCGTGTGGTCTATCCAGCTATCTTGTTCCGAGCGGGTGCGTATCCTTATCACGCATTCTTCGCCCAAGACCGACAAGGCTCTTTTCAACTCCTCCATCAGCACTTGTTCGACCGTCTTGATGAACGTCTTTATGTCAACCGATTTCGGCATCCTTAGCCTATATAGACCTTCAGTTGGTGTTTGTAGGCGCGTGTCGCAATGACCTTCAGCACGTACTCGTGTCCCTCGCGCAGTATCATCGCCTTTTGTCCCTTGTCTATCTCCGCGTTGTATTTCGGCGAGAGATAGCAGATGAATGTGTAATGATGTGCCTCACCGTCCTCATACATGACATCCGTCGATTTCGTCGTTGGAACTGCGTCGCATTGCCAGCCGCCTACCCATTCGGTCGTGCCTTTGTGGTAGTTGCCATCTTCATTCTCATAGCCGTCCGTCTCTTTCTCAACGAACAGCGTATGCCTGCGCATTTCCAGTACTGCCACGGCTAGAAGTCATTAATGTAAACCATCGGCGTATCAATCATATTCTCCTCCTCCCCAATGGAAGCGTACAATCTGTTTGCCTGCTTCAGTATGAGTTTCTTTTCGCCCCCATACATATACACCGACTTGTCCGCTTCATTGAAGTTCGGGGCTACGATGATGGAGATGAGACAATCGGCAACCGCCCCAATCCACTCCTTCGAGTGTCCGACCGCAGCCGTGAACTCGTCCTCGCCGCTCAGACCCCTCAGTATGAGCTTATTCTCAATGAACTTCTCACCGTCGTTGTCTATCGGGAAGTGTATCTCGTCAATCAGGGCTTGCCGTATTGTCTTCATCACTCATCCTCCGTCGTTAAGATGCTACGTAGTCAGCTGCCAGCGTCTGCAGGTCGGACTGCTCAGCCTTGGTCAGCTTGTTCACGGCCTTCACGACCTGTTCGTCGGTGGCGGTGGACTTAATCTCGGTGTAGTTCTGCAACAGCGAGATGAACTCAGGCTTCTTGTACTTCGCGCCCAGCACGGTCACGTAAGCGTCGGCTGTGTCAGCTGCCTCAGCATCCTCATCCAGCTCGGCACTGTTCGACAGGTCGAGCATATAGATTTGGTCAACGTCCTCAATCACTGGCAATACTAGTGCCTGACCGCTAGTGAACTCCTGCAGTGACGGGTCGTTCTTCGAGTACTTCGAGATGAGCTTGTACTCATCCACTGTAGCGTACTGCACGCCTGCTACGTGGTTCGTGGCTTCTGCGAGAGTACCCCAAACCAGTGAGCCGACCTCATCCGAGCAGAGGAAGATGACGTGGTTAGCGTCCCACGGCTTGAACGACTTCTGCTTGCCGTTCTTCTCGATGATGACCGTGCGGTCAACGACCTGTATCTTTGCGCCCCACTCGTCCTCGAAAGCAGCGTCGAAGCTCTTCGACGATGGCATGGGCAGCTTAGTGTTGTCCGTGTAGATACGTCCCTCGGCATCAGCCACAAGTTCCTTAGCCCACTGCATCTTGCGCATACCGTTGTACGTGCTCTTCGCTAGCATCATGGTCACGATGGTGTTGCCGTCGCGGTCTGCTTTCTCAAACACGTTCTCGATGTCCTCGCGCTCGATTTGGTCTTTGGTCTCGGTGACCATGGTGTTGTCTGCCAAGTAGCCGTAGTTGAAGCGCAGACCCGTTCCCGTGTTGTCCTCGTCCTGCACCAGTATGATGCCGTCAGAGAGACCAGTGAGGAAGTTAGCCTCGTTCTTCTCGTCAATACCCACCGAGCAGGCTACGCCATCGTCGGTCAGACGCGCGAGTATGCGGTTCTTCTCGGCCGTGCGAGCCTCGGCACTAGTGGACATAGCCATGTGCGCCCGCATGATGTTGATATTGTTGATGTCCGTCTCGAACAATATCTTCTTCATGCCAATCTTCGGCAGCTTGCCGTTCGACGTGGCTATTGCGCCACGTTTCTTGATGGGCAGTGGAGAGTCCATCGCCACGATGTCGGCTGCAACATACGTGGTCTTTGCCGAAGTACCTTCCCACTTCTGGTCAGCGGAGTACACCTTACGCAGCATCGACTTGTGCAGGTAGGTGCGCTTGTTAGGCTCGGTTTTCTCCTTGACGTACAGGGAGAGCTTCGGCCAGATAGTCTTTATAAACTGTACAAATAGTGACTCGTTCATTGTCTACTCCTTTCGTTAGTCGTGTTCAAAAATGAGCTTGGGGAGAGCCGTCTTGATCGCCGACTTCATGTCGTCCGTGAGGGGGTAAGGCATTGCGATGTCGTTCACTCTGCCGTCGTCCATGATTGCCACGAATGGCTCATCCTTAGTCTTTGTGCGTACCACAACGCCTGCATACTCGCAGCCATCGGGCAGTGTTCCGTAAGCACCATCCGCTACGGGCATGGGCTTGTACGTGTAGTTCGTGCCGTCATCGTCCAGCTTGCGGACAACAACGTGGCCTGCCTTGATGACATCCTCCTCGAAGTCCGTCATGTCGAGCGTGCGGCCACCAATGATACCACCTATATATTGGCGAATGACAACATCGTCATTGCCCCAAGTGTACTTGGTAGGGTTAGTACCCATTTCAGCTATTGCTCCCATTCTTCGTTCTTTTTAATGTTCTACTTCGTTCATGGCGACGCGCACTATACTTGCGCCAGTGCTTTTACGTCGTCATCCGACAAGACATTGCCATTTCCCTCCTTCGAATGTGTCTGTGGGTTGGGTGGCGTGCCTAGTTGCTCTAACCACTTGTCGCCACGCTCCTTGTCCAGTGCCTTCAAGTCCTCATCCACTCCCGAGAGCCAATCCTCCCAGTCATCATCGTCCTTAAACGTCATCCTGTCAAAGTCGCGTAGCTTCGACTTCCCATACTCGCCGTAGTTGGCCACTTTCGTCGCCAGCTTCGACTTTCTCGTCTCAACCGTCCTGCCAGCTTTCATCGCCGACAATTCGTCCTTCACGCTACCCAGCTGCTCCGTGAGCGACTTCAGTAGCTTCAGCGTCTCGCTGTCGTCGTTCTTCGGTGTCGTAGGCGGTGTGGTCGGTGTCGTAGGCTTATTGCCCTCGTCATCGTCATCATCGTCATCATCACCTTTACCGCGCGACGGCTTGTTAGCATCAATGATTCTGCTTGCGTACGACTGCCCAAGTTTCAGGACGGGTATGACTGCCTCAATCTGCTCATCGATGGCATTCGTTACCATTTCGTCCGTGGCATCATCAGCGAGCGTCAGATTGTCGTCTATCAAGCTAGCGACACTCATCAGCTCCTTTTTCGTGAACCCGAAGCTCTTGGCCTTCGGTTTCAATGCGGCGTAAATCTGCTGCTTTCTGTCCATTCGTTTAATTTAATAGCTCTGTACTTATCTTAATAATCAATCAGATTGTGGGGCAAAGATATTAACGAACTTCGTATTTACAATGTCTAATACGAAGAAAGTTCTTATTTTTGCAAAAATATTTTGATTTTCTTATGGAACAGATACAAGAAATTCTGAATCAAGAAGCTAGCGTCGCCATCGACCACCTGCGACAGAAGTCACTAGACATACCATCGTGGGCTGATTTGCTCCTTGACTATGAGCCGCGCAACCATCGCGTCATCAACGACAAGGTCTCTCGCCGTGACAAGGTGCGCAAAGACCGTCAAGGCAACATCATCTCAATAGAGCCAGCCGCACGCATCACCTTTGGACTAGAACGACTACTCACCAACCGCGTGTCCGAGTTCATGTTCTCGACCCCCGTGCGCCGTCTCTACCACAACGTCAACGACGATGCGACACGCGCCGAGATAGTCAAGACCATCGAGTCTATATACAAGGTAGCTCGCATTGACACCGAGAACCTCAAACGCGCCAAGCTCTATTTCTCCACCTGCGAACTCTTCACCCTTTGGTACACCGTGCGCCACCCCAGCAGCGTGTACGGCTTCGACTCGAACTTCAAGCTCAAATGCAAGACCTTCTCACCCATGGATGGCACGTTCCTTTGGCCACTCTTCGACGAGTACGGCGACCTCATCGCCATGTCTCTCGAATACTCCGTGCATCGAGGCTACGATACGTCATACTACTTCGAGACATACACCTCCTCCGAGCATATCAAGTGGCAACATGACGGTGGCAAGTGGCGTGAGCTAGACCGCACGCCCAACATCCAACTGATGAAAATCCCTGGTGTCTATATCTTCCGCAACCGCCCCATTTGGGACGGACTGTCCGTCATCCGTGACGAGATAGAGTACACCCTTTCGCGCAACTCCGACGTGATAGCCTACAATGCCGCGCCCGTCCTAAAGGTGGCAGGGCAGGTCAAGGGGCGTGAGGACAAGGGCGAGACCCGCCGCGTCTATCGTGTCGAGAACGGTGGCGATGTGGCCTATGTGTCTTGGACGCAGGCCATCGACGCACTCAAATACCACGTATCCTCACTACTCAATATGTTCTGGTCACAAGCGCAGATGCCCGACATCTCCTTTGACAACATGAAAGACCTCGGCAATATCGGCTTTGACGCGCGTCAGACCCTGCTCACCGATGCCCACCTAAAGGTCGGTGACGAGTCAGGCCCTTGGATAGAAGCCCTTGAACGCGAGGGAAACGTCATCAAGGCGTTCCTCAAGCTCATGCGTCCCGAATGGGCATCCGACATCGACGCTCTTGACATCGAACACGTCATCACGCCCTTCATACAGAACAACGCCGACAACGAGGCCTCACGCATACTCAAGCTCAATGGCAACAAGCCCGTCATGTCCCATCTCGAGTCCATTCGCTACGCAGGGTTCTCCACCGACCCCGAGAACACCCTCAAGCAGATACAGCTCGAAGAAAAGATTGACTCTTCCACACGAGCCATCCGCGTGCAGGGCATAGACTCTTCATTGGTCGATGAGCAGATAACAGGCACAACAACCACTACCGAAGAAAATGGTTAGCCCGAAATAAGCCGCCATAACTTCGCAGGACTTCGTGTTTCCCGTCCGACCCGATAAGTTGTGCGACGCGGACACGAAGTCCTTTTATTCAGCCCGAAAACCACCAAATTTGACATTCCACATGATTGACATAGCCAGCAAACAGCAGAACGATTACAAAAACCTCGTCAACCGACTCAATTCCTATGCCGAGCAGGTGCAGTCACTCATCGACGACCTCATCCTATCCGTCGTCTCCGTCTTGCAGTCACAGTCCCAGTACCCCACGCTCTTCTCACTGGACACCGACCGCATAGACCGACTATTCGAGGAGTATAACTCGTCCCTGCAGTCGCTCATCCTCACTAGCGAGTCCGCAGAGTGGACAACCGCCAACACCGCGACAACCATCCTCGTCAACTCCGTCATTGAGGAGTATCTAGATTATATCTCGCCCACAAGACGCGCCGCCTACTTCCTAACCAACGCCGACGCACTCGCAGCCTTTCAGAAACGCTCCCTACAAGGATTGTCCCTGTCCGAGCGTCTATGGGACATATCCGACCAGTTCCGCACGCAATTGTCCGCAACCATATCCAACGCACTGCAACGCGGCACATCAGCCGAGAACCTAGCCCGCGAGGTGCAGAACCTCATAGCTAGCCCAGCCACCATACAACGACTCAACCCATCCATACTCGATACGCACGCCATGACCATGCGCTTGGCACGCTCCGAGATAAACATGGCCTACCGTACAGCCGAACAGACACGATGGCAACAACTAGACTTCGTCGTCGGCTACCAAATACTACTATCCCACCGACACCCCAAGACCGACATCTGCGACCTGCTAAAAGGAAAATACCCAAAGGACTTCGTGTGGACGGGATGGCATCCATGCGACCTATGCTTCTGCATACCCATACTCAAAACCGAGAAAGAATTGTGGTCGGTGGACTTCAACGACATCTTCTCGACAAAATCAGAAAACGAAGTGACCGACACACCGTCCAACTTCAAGTCCTACATCCACACCAACCATGACCAACTAGCCAAACTTAAACACACGCCCTACTTCATCAAGGATAACCCTAAATATGTTAAACTTTAGCCCCATTCACACTCTTTAACCACGCAACACACTGTCATTCCGCTCTTTATGACTACCTTTGCATCACAATATTAACATTTTACAACTATGCAGGTATCTATAAAACCCATCATCAAGAAGTACAACACTACCATCCAAGACGTAGCCGCACGTATGCACGTCCCTACACGACTGCTCAATGACCTCATCAAACGATATGAACGACCCTCATACGAAGGCATAGACATACAAACACTGCACCGTATAGCCATAGCCATACCCTGCCATGTCAACGAACTCGCACCAGACTCCGTCCCACACGTACACGCCATCTTCGAGAACATAACCCCAACAACACCCTACGACGTTATCTCCGAACTGCAAAAACATAACCTCGCATCATTCAAACAACTCGCACTGACTCTAGACACTAACCAAACCGCACTCATACGCAAAATGCGCACCAACCTCATCTCACTACGAGAACTCAACACCATCGCCAAACAACTCCATATACAAACATGGCAACTGCTCGCCTGCATCACAACACAACAATAACCATCTCAAACCATCTCACTCAACTCAACAATCTGCAAAAATCATTTTTTCAACAAAAGAAAAAAGAGATGAAATAAAGAAAGAAACAGAAAAGAAAAACAAGAAAGAAAAGAACCAAAAGAAAGAATAATAAAGAAAAGAATAATAAAGAAACAAAGAGAGAAAAAATAAAAGTC